ATCGTTAGTGCTTGAATACATGCCATGATCAAAGTGATTGACTCTCAAGTATTCTCCAGAATTAGCACCACCAGTTTCGGTGTAAGAAAGAATTGTTGTATTAGCAAGACCAATCAAGGTTCCGGCATCATTTCTGAAACTTACAGCAGCACCAACATCAAATGTATCTCCCTTAATATCACTCAGATAAAGGGTGTCAACACCAATCTTAGAAGTGATATTGATTCTTGCTCCTGTACCAGTCGCAGAAGAAACACTAGAAGTAACAATACCAACTACGTCACCTTGCTGATAACCATTTCCATGGAATACCGTAGAGACGTTTGTAATCTCACCAGCAGCAGCAGTAATATTGAGAGTAAGACCTGTGCCTTCACCGACAATATTGAATGTATCTACTTCAGTATCAGTAACATAAGATGATCCACCAGTTTCAATACCAACACCAGCAACAGAACTACCAGTTCCAACGATAGTTGCAGTTACAAACTCTTCAGAACCAACAATTTTTCTGCCAGTAACTAAAGTATTTTGAGTTACCGTATCAAATGCAGTGGTAATGCCCAGTCTTCCAGTCTTAGGTAGAGTGGTAACTGCGTTATTACCAAGAACTTGAACATAACCATTGCTCTCATCTAGAGTTGGGTTATAGAAGTATGCAGTACCTGAGGTAGAGGTAAAGTTTGCCTTATACAGTTTAAACTTAAGGTCCTGGTACTGGTCAGCAGTCCAGATTGTTCCGTTCTGTGACTTGAACAGACTTCCCAGAGCAAATTGCTTGGTATATCTAACTGCTTCAGCATCAGGCAGTGACTGTGTATTTACAGTGACCTCACCCATGCGAGCACACCACAGTTCATACTCATCACTTGCCTCAGATACGATAACAATTGCATATTCTCTTGAAGGTTCAAGGAAGATTGGATATGGGAAAGAAACCTTAGTAGCAATTTCTCCAGTTCTGGAGATAGTGATATCATCAGGTCTCAGTGTAACAGGGTCACCGATAACATCTCTTGTTGGAGTTCCCAGTTCAACAGTTCTAATCTCAACTCTTACTGGGTTGTTGTTGGTATCCTTATTAGCAAAGAACAAGTCAACAGCAGTCAGATATGCTCCGTTGGTATCATCATTTGCTCCTGTAGGATCAGAAGTCGTATTGATATTGCCACCAACAGTGAATGACTGAGCAAGTGGGTCAACGAAACGGTTGATAGTTCTTCTGGTCTGAACAAGTTGTCTGACCTGGAAGATACCCTCTGCCTTGTACTCTGTCTCAGCACTTGAGATTAAGTTGCTGCCAGGCAGTGGTTCAGCATTAGTTGGGCTGTTTGTAACTCTATAAGACTTAGTACCAGTTTCAATTCTTACAGAAGGTGCTGGGTTAGCATATGGGTCTTTAAGGAAGAATGTACCTTGCAAGTCGCCATAGTTGTCGGAAATTAATCTGAGGTCTTTCAGATAAGCAACAGTGCCACTCTCTTGACCAACTAACTTCATGCCTCTGGTTACATAACCAAAGTAAGTACCCTGTGCTTCTTCAGAAAGTGCAAATGTATCAACATTCAGAACTTTAGAAGACGCACTATAAGATTGTTGCAGATTTTCACTCTTAACATATGGGTTGATATTATATGTTAGAGTAGGAGCATTGAAAGGTCCTTTCTTATGATTAGACTGAGCAACTCTGAATCTGATTAAAATATTGCCTTCGGAGTCTGTACCATGTACAGTTTCACCAACTGAGAATTCACCAGATGCACCATAATTTTCTAAAGTGCTGTCATTTGCAATTTCAAGCAGTTTAGGAACAAAGTCTACTGAACCATTACCGTCAAAGAATTGATAGAACTTGGTAAGTGGTTTGATATTGGTGATATCAAACTCAGTATTTCTGGAACGCATAAATGCATCATTACCAGAGGAGACCACAACATCCTGTGTGCTGACCTGTGTGACCGTTCCAGCGAAGACTCTCCATCCACCACCCAAAGAGATGTTAGAAGCGCCACCAAAGACGTTTCTGGGGGGAATCCTGATGGTTCTGACCCAACTATCCTGAGCGGGGTTCAATTCCACACTTCCCGTATAAAGAACTACATGGAAGGGGTTTACATTCTCTACTCTGGTAGCAAGAGGTTGCTCAATCCAACCATTTTCTGTATAATCAAGAGTTACTGCCTTACCAGTCTTCTTAACATTAGAATCTAAAAGATTGTAGTTAGTAGAAAGGTCAAGAACGGTATCAATTAGTTCCTCTGCAGGTGCCAGTTGACTCTTCAGAGTGTTTCTACTGATGATAGGTGTCAATTCCTGTGTGGTTGGTTCAATCTGGCATTGTGAAAGAACAGGATCGATGAACTCATTGCTTCTGAAGTCATCAACAAAGAAACCACTCTTGAATCTGGTATTACCATCTACATCTTGAATCTGTAAAGTAGAAGTATTCAGTTCAAGCAAAGACAGTGAAGTAACTCTCTCCAGATTCTCAACTCTATCTTCGATATACCCAATATCTCTCATGGTATATCTTCTATTATCTACAAGATCCAGTTGTGCATCACTTGGATTGTAGAGGTATGGAGGAAGGGTTACTGTACCAATCTCCATTACTGTGTCAAGTTTGGTAGGTGCCTTTGGATCAATACCAGATACACCCTTCTGTACAATGAAAGTACCAAACTTATCAACGTAAATCTTATCGATTCTACCCAAGTAGTAATCGTATCCTAAACGTGAAGACTCATTAGGTGCAAGAAGCAGTTTTGGAACTGTTGTGAAAGATCTTGCGGGGAAGTCGAATGGTGAAGATGTGGTTGAAGTGAATTCAGAAACTCTTGGTCTGAAGTCTAAGGTATCAGATGCTCTGACTTGATTCTTACCAATTAGTGGGATATCATTAGTAAATCTCTCACTATCATAGCTCAGAACGGTGAATACATCACCATCATCGTCAGTAGGAATAGTGTAGTGGTCGTAGACAACTAACAGTCTTCTTGAAGGAATGTTAGAATCTTTTGTTCTAACTAATCTTGAATAGTCGTAATATTGGTCCTTCTGTCCTTTATCCAAGCCAAAGGAGTTTGTAACATTTTTATAGTTACCAGTAACAATGGTTTGAATATTGGTAACTATGTTTGACTCGGCAAATGTTACCTGCTCATTATTATTGAACTTTTGGGGTGAAAGGTAAACGATACCTAAACGATTAGCAGATGGTTTGGTAACAACTCTAGCGATTGCCTTAGAATCAGTGCCTGTGAAGTTTTCACCAATTACTGCATTATTAGTAACATCGGCAGTAGAAGTAAATTCAAATACATCTAAGGTTGGTGCGACAGTATTAAGACTTTCGTATACGGCAACTACATTAGTAACATCAGGAACGTTCAATGAGATCTCCTCATCTTGAACTCTCAGACCATAGAACTGGTTGTGAGCAAGACCATCAGCAACAGAAGTATTAATACCTGTTCCAGACTTTGTATACTTAGAAAGATTTACGTTCAGAACTGTGGATCTGGTAAGTTCTTTTACTCTACTTTGGATGTTCTGCTTAACCAGAGTTGCATTGATTACAACATTAGTTCCATTAGTCAGACCAGACAGAGTAGCAGTTGTGCTATTTGCATTCAATGCAAATCCATCAGAACTTAAAGAGTCGATAGCACCAGCACTACTTGATACCAAGTATCTTTCTGCATCGAAAGCTGTCAAGAATGAATTGGTAATCTCAGGGAAATCTGAAGTTGAAACAGTTGTTTGATTACCTGAAATCGTTTTACCAGTTACCTGTTCAGTTACATGCAGTTCCGAACCACTAAGACTTACAGATGCAACGTTTGCATCAGGAAGTTCCGCATATAAGAATCCTTTATCTTCATTCTTGATTTCAGACTCTGCTTTCTGTACTGAAGAATATGTACCGTTAGCAACGGCAGTAGCATAGACTCCAGCAACACCAGGTGAAGTTGCAGTAATTGTGAATGAAGTTCCTCCACCAATTACAGCAGTAACTCTATTCCATCTTCTGTCTCCACCACCAGAGAAGTATGAAATGATGTCATTTACCTCAAGACCAGTGAATAATCCACCATCGGGTGTAAATGTATTACCACCACTGATTGTACCACCAGGGATTTCAGAATAAGTGAGTAAAGAAGTTGCAGTAAAACCAGGGAAACCACCACCACTTGCCTGTACCACAGACATGATATCCTTAGAATCAAATACTCTGATAGAAGTAATTGTTCTATGACCTGCCTGGAAGTTTACAACAGGAACATCATCAACACCATTGATTTGAATCTGTTCACCAGGTGCAAAAGAACCAGATGTCTGTCTAATATTAATTGTAGTTGCACCACCACCAACAGCAGTTACAAGGAAACCTGTGGCACCACTACTCTTACCTTTAATGTAAGATCCTACAGGTGCTTGCGCTGTGGTCAGTTGTTGGTTGATAGTCAGTTGGGTGTATGTTTGAACGTCATACAAATATAAGTCAAACTGAGTTTCATCACCAGAGTAAGCTGCGTCTGTAGCATTGAAGGCATAAACTCTGGCAGAACCAATTACATTACCACCACCATTGATTTGGTCATGAAGGTCAATTGCTTCTCTGTAGTGTGGAATGCCAGATACATCAAAAACTCTGAGAAGGTTGCCCATCTCAAAGGGAATACTCGCTGATGTTACTTTCTTAGTATCTCTGGGTTTCTCAACGTCTAAAATTTTAGCAGATATAGTTTCTACATCATATCCTCTGACATATGCCTTACCAGGAGACAACTTGACACACATCAAATCATCTGAAGGAGTATTACCTTGATCGGTTAACTCATTGCTGAAGAACAGACCATCGCTTCCAAGTCTGTCGTTCAGCGAGTTGTGGATTGATGGTTGGAATGGTGTGATTGAGTAATCACCTGATTCGTCATATGTTCTTTCTGCCAGATAATCACGAATTTTATTGTATTCAGTTTTAGTCTCAAGAACTTTAATCTTTCCATCTTCAAGTCTCAATAATTCAACGAAGTCAGTGTCATTAGTATCACTAATGAGTTTCTTGGACAGAGTAAGTCCAATCTTTAATCTATCAGCACCAGGTGCTGCATAGTTGGTGAATCCCTTAGCATTATCATACAACGAAGGATCGTCTTTTGCATTAATGAGAGATTCTGTAATTTTGAGACCAACTCTATATGATGGAGTATTAGAATACTCATCAAGAAGAAGAGTCTGCTTGGTTACATTTACAAAGTAACCACGAATGAAGAATACACCATCTCCAATGAAAGCGGCAGAACCGATTGCAGTTGAATCTGATGCTAATGAAGTGGCAAAGACTGTACCAGCAGTAATTGTAGTGTTTCCATATACAACACTTTCACTGGCAAAGAATGATTCGTTATCAGGAAACTGATTGAACTCATAATTATTATCTGAATCTAAGTACTTGACATATACTGTCAGGTCTTCAACATTATTGCCATCAGGTAACTGAACATACTGAATTGTAGCAGTTGTACCAGAATTCTGACCAGTAATCTTCTTACCAACGAAACTATTGATGTAAACCGAAACATCAATACCCAAATTAGTAGGATTAAGTTTTACAGCATAAAATTGACCATCATATGCTATATTACCGGGTATAACAATTGAACCTTCTTTGAAAATATGACTACCAAAGTCTTCAATTTGATTTTGAAGAATAGACTGAAGGGTGGTTAACTCTCTTGCTTGAACAGGATATCCAGGCTTGAATAAAACCTTGTAAAAATTATCCGCAGCGTCAAAATCGTCGTAATAAGGATTGACGTTTAAATCGGTTTTTTGTGCCATCTTTTTTTAGAATTCCAGAATAATTTTTACGTCTTCTTTTTGTCTTATGTCTCTTTGGACTGTTGGGCGATTATCAAGATAAATTAATTCGCCTGTTTTTTTATTTATCTCTGGACTGGCAAGCCCGTTAGTAAATGTAGTACCCAAATCAATCAGTTTGCTTCCTACAGTTACAGTGCTTCCATCAAAAGTAGTATTAATTGAACCACTAAATGGTGAGATAGTATTTGATGATGATTCGAATGCATAAATGGTTGAACCATTAGTTACATCGTCATAATCAGTTTGATCTTTCTCATTACCGAAATATAAAGACCTATCTTGGAAATATTTCAGAACTTTCGTCTCACTGTCGTAAGATGCGACATATCCCTTGGCAATCTTTCCATCATCTCTTGTCTGAGTCATCTCACCACCAATTGTGGGAGTGCCAGTAAAGTCATCTGCCAGTTTGATAGCAGAGAGTGCTGTAAATTGACTTTCAGTAAACAGATTGGTAGAATTTAACTGCTGAGGATTCTTTATAACCCCAACTTGTGAGAACTTAGTGTCAACTGGGAAATCTTTTGTTGATGCATCAAATCTTGCATACATCAATACTTTGTCTGCACCCAACTCAGAGTAGATATCATATCCATGACCTCTTGATGGTGGGATGATAGGAATCAACTTTGCAGGGTTTGGAATAGAACCAGATGGTTGCAAACTACCAAGATCAACAATACCAAATGTATATCCTTTACCACCTTGAGTTACTGTTGCTCCAGTAATGTTGCCAGAACTATTAACAGAGATAGAAACTTTAGCACCAGTACCGTCACCAAGTATGTTAACAGTACCAGCGCTATATCCAGCGCCAGCATCATCAATATAAACCTTTTTGATTTGGTTATTCTGAACACTAGAATCCCCATTCTCTCTTACATCTGAAATTTGAGTATCAGTTGAGGTTGCCCAGTCATTAGGGACTACGATATATTCAGTAGAATCAAATTTAATGATATCACTAGGTGATACAGAGAACAAATACTTCCATATATAACCATCACCACTTGTTCCAGCAGCAGATGGTGCTAGATTGGTGAACGTTGGTTCATCTTGAGAATTATTACCCTTAGTATTAGTTCCAGAAGAACCATTATCAATACAAACATAGACTCTAAAGTCGCTGTTCATTACATAGAAATTAGAGTCATATAACCTACTTGAGTTGGAATTGGGAGTAGGATTTTCAATATCATAATCATGCCTATACATGTCATAGCGATTATTAACAGTCCAAGTTACCTTTCTAATAACTCGTCTAATATTCGCTCCATTTACCTTCTTTCCAAAAAGTATATTCTTCTTATAGAATCCAGCGTATTGAAGATTATCAGTGGGACTTGGAACATTAGTATCAAAATCTGATGTTCTACCAAATCCCGCAGATGGTGAATCTGGGCTTGGTTGACCCAAATACACATAGTAGGAATTACTTGCAGAAGTAACCGAATCTACAAAATTACTGGCATTCGAAAGTCTAAATTGATCTGTTACGACAGCTGCCATATCATTGCGTTTTTAGATATTTATACAATATTATTACAATTGTTTTGGTAGTGAACCAGTCTCACGAAGTCCAACACCCCTTCTCTGAACAATTGGGAAGGTACTAATTCCGACAGTTACACTTGGTACTGTAAGACCAGTAACGCCGATAGAAATTGGAGAAGCGCCTCTTGAGAACCCTGAAAGTCTACCCCAGGAGAATGTTCCAACAGGATTATTATCATCACCGAAAGTAGAAAGACCACTTACAGGACTTCCAGAATCAATATTACATGTGATAATTCCTGCAGTTCCATTTACATGCAGAGCACTAATGTTGTAAACATTATCTAAGAATGTTTGACCAATAGAAACAACTTCCGTGTTAGAATTGAAGACTGAGGTTGCGCCTGTTCCAAGTGTGGTATCGCTGATGACTATGGGATATCCAACAGACAATCCAGGGAAACTTGCTTGCTTCAGAGTGAACTCAAGTGCGAGTGGGTGCCCGCCAGTGCCTGTTGTAGTTGTAATACCAGTGATGATTCCAGAGAAACCTTGAATGTTTGTTACTCCAGATACAAACTCAACATTGTTTACAGCATCGGTGCTACCGATACCAGCGACTGCCATGAATCCGATAGAAACTGGAGAATCATAATCAAAGAGATCAGTGTTCTCAAGGAATATTTCAGTATCGGTAGTAGAGAAATCACCAATGATTTTTGCTACTGGGAATACTTGACCTTCAATAGAGTCCCTTGTCTTGAATACTTTTTCACCGTTAAGAGTAAGATCAACCTTTTGCTTGATTATGCTGATTGGTTTGTAATCTTCTTCATTGATTCCTTCGTCAATATAGACGTTAGTCTCAATCTTATCTGATGCGTCAAGGTTGTATACTCTTCTCTTACCCTGAGATCTTGTGCTTCTGTTAGCATTATTTTTCAGGATTTGAACTTGGTCACCTTTTTCAATCAATTGGTTGACACCTGTAATCAATACAGTGTCAGTTCCTCTTGTTCCTCTGTAGAAGAATACGTCAATATTTGCTTCTGGTAAAGGTGGTGCAGTGAACGAGAATGTTGTACCGCCATCGAACTCATATGCGACACCTGGTTCTTGAATAACACCATCAATGATGATAAGAAGTGCAGCAGCAAGATCAATATCAGAATCTGTCTCTGCTTCGAAACTCAGGAGTTCATTATTATAGAAGAGTGGGAATCTCTTTCTTGAACCATCCTGGAAGTTCTTGATTGAATCGATATAATCAATTTCACCGAACTGCCATGAACCAAAGTTATCAGTGAAGATATCCAATACTGTAAGAGTAAAATCTTCAAGTGGTTCTGTGCGATGCAGAGCAGTAACCAAACCAACAGGTCTGAATACGTCACCTCTTCTGAATGAATATCCAGGTCTTGCAATCTTAAATGATTCGACAGCATGATAGGTTGAACCAAGACCAACAGTTGCACTAGCACCTACATTTACATCGAGAAGTAAACCAATACCAGTGTCAGTAGTGGCACCAATACCAAGTCTTGATATACCTTCAATCTCAAGGTTTTCGTAAGATGGTTCAGATACAAATATTTGAGGATCTGTATAACCAGAGCCACCATCATTAACAGTGAATGTAAGTGTACCACCAGCACCAACTGTTGCTGAAATGTCTGCGGTAGATCCGCTGTGACCTGGTTCGAAGATTGAAACTCCAATCGCAACTATGTGATTATATCCAGAACCCACATTATCAGTTGTGCCAAGACCAACAGAAGTAATTGCGCCACCAGAGACAACTGCTGTTACTCCTGCTCCTACGAGAGGTGCATATGCAAGACCACCACTTGAACCAATCGAAATGATCATTCCACCTCTTGGCAGTTGACCAATATTGACATCAGCAGGACTTGTAAAGATATTATTAGACTGGTCTCTGATTCCACTGAATACTACACTACTAATTCCAAGTGTATTATTCTCAATAATATTGAAGTTGTTAGATGGATTATTCTGAGTGGTGGGTGTTTGGAAAATACCGTTAATAAACAGAACACCATTACCACCTGTAGTTCCAATACCCGCAGTATTAGCACCGCCAACATTCAGAGTGAATGTTTGACCAATACCAGTAAACTTATCAGATATATCATCATAAACTCTGTTTGTAGTATAATCTTGTCTCAGATATGCTCTACCATTAAAGTGTGACGTTGGGAATGGTAAGTTAGAATCAGTTGTCTCGATTTGAGGATTACCTCTGGGTGGTTGTGTAAAGTAGATGTCTTGACCAACAAGATTATATCCACCCTTAAATACAGTCGCTACGCCAGTCGCATCCTGGTGAGTTGAAGCAGCACTACCGATTGCTCCTCTCTCAACAAGAACAAGACCAACACTACCAGTATTTGTGATAGGTCCAGCATTGGTGGTTCCGAAACCAACATTCTGAACAATCATGAACTCATCATCAACTCTCAGAACATCG